ACTCCTCTCTTAAATTCATTTCTAAAACAATGATCTTTGTTCTAGTTCTATACTTTGTACTCATTGTTCAATCTTAATTCTACCACAACTCTTGTACCTTACCAAAACCTTACCATTTTTAAATACATAACCTCACCAAAACCTCACCATTCTATAGTTCTAAAAAAGTACGATACCTTGCTAAAACCTTGCTATTTTTAAATATGTAACCTTAGGGTAATCTAAGGTTTTTACATAGATAAATCAATCTGCATTAAATACACCTGCTAAGTGTTCTATGGCTTTTTGCCTTATAAGGTATACTGTAGTCTTTGATTTATCTAATTTTTCAGCAACCTGCCAAGCGTCAAGAATATTCAAGTAGAACAGCCTGAGAACAGAACGCTCAAGTGGATTGTCTAATTTATCAATTATTCTTGATATTCCCATTCTTTCCTCAGTAAGGCGCTCAATTCTCTGTAGTATATCCTCTTTTAGTTTCAGAACACTAATAAGGTCATTTTCTGTAGTATTTGTCCTACTGGTTTGCACTCTAGTACTACTAAGTTGCTGTTTTTTTATGATACCACTTTCTAAAGATCCAAGCTCTAAATATAAGCCTTCTATTTCTTTATTTATCCACTTAACGCTCTCAAGTCGTTGTTTAACTCCATCAAGTTCCATTAGTTGCCCCTCTCTCCTTTATCAATTCCAATAATGGACACTACTCATAGTATTCAACATACTCAGGCTCTCCAAAGATACTCTCAGGCAAGCCATATTCATCTATTAGGTCTTGCACTGCTTGTACATCTATCATTATCTCGCCTTTTTCTGTAGTGTGAAAGTATTTCTTACCTAAAGAACCTAAATACACTCCGTTTTTATAGATTGAAAGGCTACCACTCCTACTAGGCAAAAGGCCTGTGTAAGTTTGGCGTAACCCATGCTTAAAGGCGTTTTTATTGCCATTTTTAGGTTTTCTGTTGCCTCTGTTGCCTTTTGCTACCTGGTTGCCTGGTAAAAACCTACCTAAGCTATCTCTCTCCATCTTGCCCCCCTTTTTATCGGTGTTCGTTTGGAAATTATACTTCATTGGAACGCTCTAAACGCTCCGTAAACCGTTCTAAAAAGTGTACCAGGCTTTTTTTATCACTGATACACTTTAAACTGATTTTATAAGCTTTAATATAGCCCTAGAGCTGTATCAAAATGATTAGAGTAATTTTTTAAGGCCTCATCCATGTTTTCATAGGCTAAAACCAACATGAAAGCTAAGTCACTTGCTGAACCTAGACTATCAATAATTGGAGTATCGTGATAAATTTCAGCATGTTGCTTGAATAGTTTTAATAGTTCAGCTAATCTATCCTCTTTCAGCATATAACTAGGTAAAGAAATACTGTTGGCCAATCCGATTTCATGAAGTTTCTTAATAGCCAATGGGTTGCGCTTGTATTTCTCCAGGTAGCCTACTAACTCTTGCTCTGATACTTTCATAGTGCCCAATAAGTTCAACTCAGCGACTGTATCAGCCGTCACTGGTTCATACTCTGACTTGATTTTTTCTAGCTCTGTCTTTTCAATACTGTCCAACTTAGCTAGAATGTTTGCATACTCAGCATTCAAATGTTGCTCTGCCTCTTGCTTAAAGTTCTTCAAGCGTAGATCTGCCTCAGACTGATACATAAGCCCTTTTTTGACTTTCTCAGCAAGGTCTTTTTGCATTGCTCCATAAGCCTCGATCTTTTGTTGCTTATAAGTTCCTAGGCTATCAATTTGCGCCTTAAGTTGTTGTAGTGTCATGGTAATTCTCCTTTATTTCAATTCTAGCGCTCTTTTAGCTACTTGTTCCCAGTCCTTAGAATATAGAGCGCTAGCTTTTTTATCCCATCTCGGTCCTGTTCCTGGAGCTTTTTTATATTTTAGTAGTTCCTCTTTATTCGCAAAGAAAAACTTACGCTGTTTATCTGAAACGAACCCTTTCCGTTTCTTGCCGTAAAACTGCATTCTTGCATACGGCGCATTATAGACTATTCTCCCATTGGCCTTAGTTAAGTTTCCTCTTAGTTCTCCAGATCGCCTAGGTATAAAACGGTGCATGTCCATAACCATCTGATTAGTAACTGCCTCTTTGGCTCTCGCTAATCCCATAGGTGTTACTTTACGCTCAATACCTTTTAAATCAATCTTGACAGATACCCCTGTTCCCAAAGTTCCTCCTTTCTCTGACTAAAACAAAAAGAGACATGACAAAGAGCAGTTAAACTCTTATATCATGCCTCTAGTTTTCTAGTCAGCAGCTAAATTTTTTCTTTTTGCCTAGTTTCCTTTTGAATGGGTTTACCATCTTGTGTTTTGATGATTAGACTACCAAACTCTGGTAACTTGGCTGAATTAATTATACCATTTTTTGAGAATAATACAAAGCCTTTATCTAACATCTTTTTAAGTTGTTCTGCATTTAGTGCCATATTAAATCTCCTCTCCCTCTGTATCCTGTTCATAGTAATTAGCAAAACCTAAACAAATACGTTTCAGGTTTTCCCCCATTGCTGTTCTACCTTGATAATCTACTGTGATAGTCCCATCTCCACTAATAGTTGTTTCTGTTACTGGACTTTCTCCAGTACCCATGAAATAACCATGAATGGCAATACTTGCCACATCAGCTATTTTGTTTGCCTTTGCATGTTCAGTATTTTCAAATTTATAACTGAAACGGTGTTTTTCTTTGTAGTTTGTCATTTTGATTACTCCTTTACTTGAAATATATGAACTTATTGTAATCTCAGTAGCCCTAAAGCGTTGATATAACTGATATTTTTAACTATTCAACGCTTTTTACTACCCTTTTTAGTGTACTTTAGCTCCTTTTTGAGCTTTTTTGAGTTCCATTTTTGGAATACCTTTTAAGGGTGCACCTGCACCCAGTGCATACTTTTTTAACCTGCGTAGTTTTGAGCGACTTTATCTTTTAGGCTGCTAATTGAGTATCGTTTATCCTTAATCGTGAATGACTTGAAAAAGTTCCCCTCTAGGCCTGTTCTGACACGGCTGGCCACTCTGTCGCTATACATACTAGCGATTTCTGAGCTACTCAAGTTTGTAGTGATGATGGTTTTTTCTCTGTTGCTGAGAATATCAAAGATAAATTCTTCTTCCCAGGCAGATTTACCCTTATTGTTAGGGCTATCTGATTTTATACCTAGATCATCAAGTACCAGGTAATCAACCTCTTTTAACATTCTTGAATAGTGCCCCTCTAAGCTGGTAGGAGAGCTAAAACTCTCCCTAACTCGTCTAAGGATTTCTGTTAGATTGACAAACAATACACTTTTAGGCTCTCCTTTGGCCTTGTAGCCCTCGTTTATAGCTTTAGCAATAGCAACGCTTAAATGGCTTTTTCCTATGCCTGTAGAGCCTGTAAATAAGGTATTCCCTGTCATACTGTCTAAGTATTTAGTCACTTGTCCTTTAGCAAACTCCAGTAGTTGCTTTTCTTCGGCTGTTTCAGCGATAAAATTCTCAAAACTAGCCTCTTTCAGCTCTCTAGGCATTGTACTATCACGCATAAGAACATTGTAGGTTTTCAGATATGTCTCAGCATTCAAGGTATTATTAACTCCCTCTTGCTCTTGTCTATCTATTAGCTCCTTTGTACACTCAGGACAAAACTCTTGTGTATTCCGTTCCTTGCTCCCTCTAATAGGTGTTGAAATTTGCCAAAAATTAACGTGGTGCACTTCACACACCTTATCACTAATTTTTCTGTTGTTATATTGCTCGAATTTATCTTCCATTGCTTACCCTCCTAAAATGGGTTTTCCTCTGTTCGTGTTTTTAGCCATTCCTCACGGCTAATAGGCTCAGCTTGTTTAGGTGACTGTTTCAGCTTTTGCCTTTGTTCCTCATGCTGCTTAACTTGCTCTACTGTTTTAAGTCCTAGCCTCTGCCAATTTGAAAGAATTGACCTGGTATATCTAATTGACTTACCAGCATTTAGGATAGTTACCTCAAGAGCATAGATAACTAACTCTTTGCCGTGGATTTCTAGCAGATCTCTCGCTTCTTCTATCATTGTCCCATTGACTGACATTTGACCAAAAGCAGACTTTAATTTTTCAAAGATTGGATTTTCATGCTCGTCCTCGTCTTTCTGACTTGACCTAGATTGACTTAGATTATCTTGACTTGACTTATATTGACTTATATTGGGTAAACCAGTGGTTTCCGTTTGGTTGTCCATTGGTAAACCAGTATATTTCTCAGGTGGCTTTTCTAATAAATGCTTATAGATACTAGGACTGTATCTGTCTTTTCTAACAGTATTCTGCTCATGAAAATCCACAATAAAATAAACCATTTCATCATTAAGTGGCCTGATAAATTCCTTGACTATCAAAAGTCCTAGGCTATCCTCACTAACCCCTATCATTCTAACAACAGGAAAAGCCTCTACTACTCCATCATCATCTGAGTTTTGAATTAAATGAAAATATAGAGCCTGTGCCTCTAACGGTAGCCTCAAAAATCTCTGAGTTTGGGTTACTGTCTTACTTATCATCCTACGATTTCCCATTTTTCTTCCGTTGTACCTCCGTGTTAATTCCCCTGAGGATGTCATAATAAGCGTGACCGGCAGGAATGACATAGCCCTCTGTTTCAAATTCTACCCATTGCTCCACACCGTCCACAATTACCTTGCGTAGATTTGTGATGGTGGGTGTCCATTGTTCTTTTTTCTTTGTCATTATCCCCCCTAATCTACTGCAAGAAAATTGTATATATCAGTCTTGCGGTAATAAATCTTCTTACTGTTCTCAAAAGGCGACTGATAAGGCTTTAAGCCGTGTTTTTCCCAATTATTCAACGTTGTTCCACTGATCCCTAACTTTTCTAGTAGATCAGCTCTAGCAATTAAATCCCAGCCGTCGTTATGCTGCTTTTCAAGCTCAAGCCTTTTCTCTAAGTGATTGCCCACTTTCTCCAGTAGCTCAAGTTCTGCCTCTCTTGATAATAGTTGCATATTATACCCCTTTCTAATTGTGTCTCTTACCTGCTATTTGTATATATGCTCCATAGTCAGGATTTAGCTCCAGGCTCTTTTGTTGCTGCCCTGGTGTTGTTTTATCCGTGTTATCATTATATAGGCTATAAAGCTCATAAACTAAGAGTATTAGCAAGATAGCTAGTAGAGCGACACTCTGCCCTGTTGTTAAGTCTAACTCATTCACAATACTTTCTAATTGCCTCCAATTCTTCATCATTGTCACAATTAGTCAACTTACAAGCTATGATGTCTAGCTCTTTTTGTAGTTGCTTTGCCTGATCAGAAATTGTACAAAGAGTATCTGACATATTCTGTTTTAACGCTTGAGAGTCTGCTCCACTGTTTTCAGCTAAAATTAAAGCGTCACTAACAAGTTGCATAAGCTCAAGACGTAGTATAATACTATTTATCTGACTTCCTAAGGTCTTGATATTTTTGTTACTTAAGCCCATAATGTTCTTACCTCAATTATGTTTTATTTGTATAGTTGCT